AATGCATGAATTGAATATTTTTGATCATGGCAATGGAACAATCCGCATTTCAAATACTAAAGTTAAACAATTAATAGATTTCTTAGAAAAAGATGAATTTATATGTGATAAAATAAAACAACGTATAGATGTTTTGAATAATACTATTAAAAAAACTACAAAAAAATATCATCCATATTTAAAAAATGGTGGTAGAAAGAAGAAAACTATTAAAATAACAAAAAAATATTACCCATATTTAAAAAAAAGTGGTAAAAAGAAGAAAACTATAAAAAGGAAATACAAAATATCTAAAAAACAGAAAAAATAAAAAATATTCATTTAATTCCTGTAATATTTTATGGATTATGATATTTTGGTATTTTAAGTAAATAAAGTGTTGGAACTGTCCTATGACTAGCCTTTATTTTTATAACACGATGATTTCTAACACCTACTCCAGTTGTAGATGGAGTACCCCATCTATTTAACATACTCGCACTTGTAAATATCATTATATATAAATAATAATATTTTAAATTACCACCTACTTTTTTTAACACTAATTTTAGTCTGACGTTTTTTTTGAGCATTAGGATCATATTGATTATCTTCCTCATCAGAATTTAAATCTTTAGACAACTCCCAAAATTCTTTAGAACCTAATTTAAATGGTCCATGTGGTTCAGCTTTATACCAAAAAATTTGCTCTTGTAATTTATTAGATTTTGCATTATTATTTATAACTAAACATTCAAAATTTTCAGTACATTGATCCATAACTTGGCAAAAAGATTCAAATGTAGGAAACATACCAGCATAATTTTCCCAAATACGTTTTCTATTAGAAAGATATGGCTCTCTTAATATAAAAACATAATCAATATTAGTTCTTAAATTAGGTGGGATACCTAATGGATATTGCATAGTAATAATTAACATAATTTTCCAGTGGCGACCATTCATAAATAAAAGTCTCATCATTTTATCTTTAGTCCATGTTGCATCGAATAAACAATCATCTAATATAACAAATGCACGTGGATCTATAGAGCTTTTTTTATAATTATCTACTTCTTTTTTAACTTGTTTTAAAACAGTTTTTTGTCTTTTTAAAATATTTTCAATAATAGCAGTATTGTATTCATCATGAATAAAAAGTTTAGGTACATGACTTCCATAAAATCCATTACCAGCTTCTGTACCAGAAATTACAGTACCAATAGGGATATCTTGATGATAATATAATACATCTCTTACTAAATATGATTTTCCTGTATCACGTCTTCCAATTAATACAACAACAGGTCCTTTATTTTCATCTGGATTAAAACTAATATTTTTCATATCAAATTTTTTTAATTCTAATGTCATATACCTATTAATTTCAAAAAAAAGACTTATTTATTCCGCATGAATTAGTTTAAAATTAAAATAATAAATATATTACACAAATAATGGAATTCTCTTATCAAAAAAATGATAATTCTTTATTATTTTCTTCTTTAGAAGACCCAAATTTGTTAAATGTTAGTAACACACAAAATTATGTTCCATTATATTCTAAATTTTTTAATTTAAATTCATCAAACTCAAATAATATTAATTTAAATCATAAATTTTCATTAAATTATATCACAAGTGGAGAAAATAATAAATTTAATGGACAAATAGTAACTAGTGATAAAGAAGTTAAAGATGCAAAGATATTTTTTAAATTATCACCTTTAATTGATCCTATTAAATATATTATAGGAAAATATGATTTATCTAATAATAGTTTGCTAAATTTACCTTCATTTAGTAATAATCATTGTGAAGCAAAAACATTAGATGTAAATAATAGTGCATATATAGATAGTTTTTTTACATATTTAACAAGTCAATTATTAAATAATCATAATTTTATTAATGGTTTAGATTTTTATGGTTCATTTTTGGCAATAAAAAATGATTTTATAGTAAATATATCAGATGATATTGAATATTTACAAGAATCAGATTTTTTTAATAAAAACGAAAATAATTTATTTAAATTTAATAATAATTATTATAGTGAACTTTTAAATATTAATACTCGCTCTCGTAAAATAAAAATTACAGTAGATAATAATTCTGAAATATTAGAAAATAAAACACTAGAATTATCAGATATATCTGATTTATCAGAATTAGAGAAAATATTTACTAATTCAAATAAAGAATATATAGAAAATAAAAAAAATATAGATAATATTACCCTTGAATTTGAAGGAATAATAAATTCAATTAAAAGTTTATCACAATGTAAAACAAGTACTACTTGCTCTTCACGTTCATCTAATACAGAACAAGAGAATAATGAAGAAAATAATGAAGATAGTGAAAATAATAGTAATTCTAGTGAAGAATCTTCTACAGATGAAATATTTATAACTATTTCAAAATTTCCAGTTCAAGTAGTAGCATTAGAATGTTGTGATAAGACATTAGACTCTCTATTAGATTCTGAAGAAGGTGTTGATGATAAAGAATTAGGTGCTATTATAGTACAGATATTAATGATGTTAATAACATATCAAAAGGCTTTTGCTTTAACACATAATGATTTACATACAAATAATATTATGTATTCTAAAACAGAAAAAAAATATCTTTATTATAAATTTAATAATAAACATTATAAAGTTCCAACATATGGAAAAATATTTAAAATTATTGATTTTGGTAGAGCTATTTATAAATTTAGAGGTAATTTAATGTGTAGTGATAGTTTTCATCCAAAAGGTGATGCAGCAACACAATATAATATGGAACCTTACTTTGATGATAAAAAACCACGTATAGAACCAAATTATAGTTTTGATTTATGTAGATTATCTTGTTCATTAATAGATTTTATAACAGATACTAATGAAGATTTTAATAATTTAGAATCACCTATTATTCAAATTATAGTAGATTGGTGTAAAGATGATAAAGGAAGAAATATTATGTATAAAAATAATGGTGAAGAGAGATATCCTGATTTTAAATTATATAAAATGATTGCAAGAACAGTACATAATTATATTCCTGAAAATGTTATTAAAAATAAATATTTTGAAAAGCATTTTGTAGTTGGAAAAAAAGATATCAACAAAAAATGTAATATTATAAATATAGATAATATTCCAAATTATCAATAATATTAAAAATCTAATTTATCATATTTATCTATAAATTTAAATATGTGTTCTATTAAAAATTGAGTTAGTAATAATTTTCCAAAATTTTCTGAATGAAATGTTTCAGGTATATAAACTTTTCTAAAAATATATTCATGATTCTTATCATGAATAGTAAGAAGTTTATTTTTATAATCTATATAATAATAAAATCTGAATCTTTTGTATATTTTTGAATATAAAGAATATTGAATAGTTGGAAATATTGAAGTTATAATATTATAATCTCTTCTTTTTTTCCATATTATTCTACCTCTTTCATTATTATCTAATAATGATACTTTACCATAAATACTTTTTTTAAAAGTAATTAAAGGTAGTAATTTTTTTGGAGTAAATTTAATATCATTATAGTTTATTTCTAATCTTGCAGAATTATCGAACCTTGGATTAGATGTTGAAATTAATGACCAAATTCCACACATATGTATTGGAAAAGATCTTGTTGATACCATTAATGTTAATACATAATTAATATTTAATATGATATTATTAAATATTAAAACTCTGGGTTACCAATAAAAGCATTTGTAGGCTTTGTTGAAGATAAAGAACTAGATGTATAATCTAATTGGTCTATTAGAAACATTCCTAAAATACTACTGAAATAAACATATATTCCATCTCTTAAAATAACTTTTAAGGGTTTATCTTCTTTTAAAATTATTTTCATTTCAGCAAATTTAAGTAAAACAAATACAATACTAATTATACCTGAATTAATAAAATAATTTTCCATTGAAATAACAAATATAATCTGTATATTTATTAAACGCAATTATACTAATACTTCAATATTATCTAAAATAGGTTTGTCATTTATTTTAATAGAATTTTTATTTAAATCATTAATATCCATAGGTTCTAAATCTATTGCTGAACCTATTTTAATTTTATCATCATCATCATCATCATCATCATCATCACCATCATTAAGTCTTCTTCTTTCAGCATTTTCAATTGCAATTTTTTCTAAACGTTCAATAGTTTTAGGTGCTTCAATATTTGTTTCATTTCCTTTTTCATCTATAGCTTTATCAATATCTGAAAAAGCTATTTTTTCAGTTTTAGTAATAGAAACA